ATTGTGCGGTCGAAAAAACGGTAATCCGCGGTGCGATTGGGACGGTATAGACTGAGTCTTGGCATAGTGCTGTATTTATGGGCAGGTTGACCGGAAAGTCTGCTTCAGTTATAATGCTCACATGAAAGTCATAAAGTTAGACCGCAGATACAAACCGCACAAAGAAGCCGGATATCAAGCCGGCCTACGATTTGAGGGCTGGTGGGATCATAAAGACAAAATCTCCCAGATTGAATCAATCTGTCAAGCCCGCTTGAACAGCGGCTGGTCGGCCAAGAACTCTGATTGGCTTGCGTATTTTGGAAAACAGAGATACAGCATATCCGCACCCTACTACATCATGTTTCGCCGAGAATCAGACATGACTTTTGTGCTCATGTGCGCGGACTTGACCAAAAAAGCCTGATGTGCTATAATTACATCATAAACACCAGCAAAGGACTCGTATGGCAACCCTAGCAGCAAAAGCCAACGTCAAAGCATTGAACCCTCGTAGCCCTGACACCAAGTATGTGGGCAACGAACCCGAATGGCGTGTGCAACCCACAAGCAATCGCGTGAGCAAATTCAGCAATGCGTTTGGCTGGTACAACTACTTCTACGGCAAGAAAGATGCCAAGGACTTCATCGCAAGTTACTTGGATGCACACAATCGTACTAAAGATGCTCGCCGTATCCGCACCTTGCCTGATAGCCAAATTCGACTGACCACAGGCTGGCTATGCCGCATGGTCACCGTGGGACTGGAACTGGACGATCATGAACAGATCAAACTGGACAATCTGATCCTGGAACTGTTGGCAGAAAAACAAGCAGAACCTGTGGCAGCAGTGGAAGCGAAACCCGCTGGACCCACAATCCAAGATCGCTTGAAAGAAAAAGCTTCGGAATGTGCCGGCGAGATCGAAGGCCTGTTTGACGACTTTGTGGCCGCAGGCGCCAAGATGTCGGCACAGTTCCAACCCATCACCATCATCCGTGGACACAATGTGGCACCGCAGTTGATACATCAGATCCAGCAAATCTGGAAAGGTCATTTGACTGAACTAGAAGCAGTGGTAGCAGGCAAGGATGCACAATTGGTGGAAGGCTACGGTCGTTTTACCAAAACTCAGCTCAAGCAACTGGTAAAGTTTGCTGAGCAAGTGATCACTGACTGCAACAACTATGTGCAGATCAAGAAAGTGGAACGCAAGCCCAGGGCCAAGAAAGCAGTGAGTGCCGAAAAAGTCACAGCCCGGTTCAAGTATCTCAAGACATTCCCAGACCTCAAACTGGTAAGTGAGCCTGCGGTGAAACTGGTGGATGCCACTGAAGCTTGGCTTTACGACACTGTGAAACGCAAGCTGATCCATGTGGTTGGTGATGCACATCGCGGCAACTTCACTGTGAAGAGTTCTGCTGTGATTGGCTTTGACACCGGCACAAGTTCGCAGAAAACCTTGCGAAAGCCAGCAGAGACCCTGAAAGCACTATTGGCAGCAGGCAAGCCAGCAACTCGCAAGATCTTCAAAGAGTTAAGCACCACAGAGACCCAATGGAACGGGCGTGGCAACGACAACTTGATCATACTCAAGGTCTGGTAATGTGCTAAATATCAGGGACGGAGTCCCTGATGCAAGAACAACAACCCATAGACCTAGTAACACTCAAGAACAATCTTTTTGAGTATGTGCGCCTGCAACTGGGCAGCCAGATCATTGACATTGAACTGGACCCGGCTCACTTTGAAGCAGCCTATCAGAAGACCATTGGCACTTACCGTCAACGGGCTAATAATGCGTATGAAGAGTCATACAGCTTCATGCAGTTGGTGAATCAACAAAACATCTATACCCTGCCCCAGGAAGTGCAGAGTGTGCGACAGATCTTCAAACGCACATTTGGTATAGCATCAGGGCCCATGGGCTCAAACTTTGATCCGTTCAGTCAGGCACAGATGAATGTGTATCTGATCAACTTCAATCAATCTGGTGGATTGGCCACATACGATTTCTACAGTCAATATGTGGAATTGGCTGCTAGAATGTTTGGTGGATTTTTAAATTACACCTGGAATCCTGTCACAAAGAAACTGCAAATCATCCGGAATCCGCCAGGAGGCGGTGAAGTGGTGTTGCTGTGGACCTACAATCTCAAGCCCGAGATCCAGTTGTTGGCTGATTTCCAGATCCAGCAATGGATCAGAGATTACATGGTAGCGGTGAGCAAGATGATCATTGGTGAAGCCCGTGAGAAATTTGGCACTATCGCCGGGCCCAATGGCGGCGGCACATTGAACGGCACAGCCATGAAAGGTGAAGCCAAAGCTGAAATGGATTCGTTAATTACACAATTGGTGAATTATGTTGATGGATCACAGCCATTAACCTTTGTGATTGGCTGAGATCTGTGCTATAATCAGCACATGGCTGATTTAATGATTGATATTGAAACGGTAGGCACAGGCCCTGAAGCCTGTATCCTAACCATCGCTGCCCAGACATTTGATCCACTGGGCACAGGCTATCACACGCAACAATTCTATGCCAGGATTGATCCGGACAGCCAACCTGACCGTAACATTGAACAGGGCACGATTGACTGGTGGGCTACACAACCCGCAGCCGCACAGGAAGAAGCATTTGGTCCAGACAATCGTATCTCGTTAGACACAGCACTGGAAGAACTGGGTCGACTGATCTGGCGATCAAAATCAATCTGGGCCAACGGTCCCACATTTGATATGAACATTCTTGAGCATGCTTACAAGAGTTTTCACCGCCCGTTGCCCTGGCAATACTACAGAGTAAGAGATGCTAGAACTGTGTATGCATTATATCCTGGATTAGGCAAACCGCCCGCAAGCCACCATGCTCTTGAAGATTGCCGCAGACAGATCGATCTGTTACAGGCCACACTCAAACATCTAAACATAAAGGAATTGGTATGATCATTGGCATCTGCGGATTTATCGGTGCAGGCAAAGACACCGCTGCTGACTATTTGGTTAACTTCCACGGCTTTCGTCGTGATTCATTTGCTGCCACACTCAAGGACGCTGTGGCAGCGGTGTTTGGCTGGGATCGAGACCTGCTGGAAGGTCGTACAAAAGAAGCACGAGAGTGGCGAGAACAAGTGGATACGTGGTGGGCCACCCGTCTTGACATGCCCCATTTGACTCCGCGCTGGATCCTGCAACACTGGGGCACAGAAGTAGGAAGAAATTCTTTTCACACAGACATCTGGATTGCCAGTTTAGAAAACAAACTGCGTCGAAGTTCAGACAACATTGTGATCTCAGATTGCAGATTCCGCAATGAAGTGGCTGCTATCAAGAATATCGGTGGGCAAGTGATTTGGATCCAGCGAGGAATAATTCCGCACTGGTATGACATTGCTGCCAAGGCCAATCACGGTGATGAAGCAGCACAGCGTTGGCTGTATTCTGAAGGCGTTCATGCCAGTGAATATTCATGGGCAGGCACCACATTTGATCGTGTTGTAGAGAACAACAGAAATGTGGCTGAGTTGTATGATCAACTTAGTGATCTGCTTGCAGTGGGTTTGGCACCCAAGGAACGTCTAGTCGCCTGACCTCCTCCACACAATTCAGGCACACGGTCCTGATATTGTTTAGAGCAACATTGTTCATGTTGCCGTCCATGTGATATACCAAGGTCTGGCTGGCATATCTAGGCCGGAATCCACAGCGATCACAGGTGGGTTTTTTCTTGTAACCGGCCTTTTTCCATAGTGCTTCCGGCGGCCGGATCTTTTTGTTTCGCCGTACGCAGTGATCGCAGCGTGAGCGATAGTGCGTGACATTGTCTCGACGATAGTTCACTGCTACCAAGCGTTGGTTGCAGGCTGTGCATATGGGTCTCATGGCATATTTATGCCATAAACCTTTGGCAAAGGGCACCGCAACACCATGAGTTTTGACCACATCCGATAAATATCTACAACAGTTTTTAAAGGAGCCAACATGGCACTAGTATCACCCGGAGTCCAAGTCACAGTCATTGACGAAAGTCAGTACCTTCCAGCAGCCACAAATTCAGTACCTTACTTTTTGATTGCCACAGCACAGAACAAAGTATCAGGTTCGGGAGTAGGAGTAGCAGCAGGAACATTAGCAGTCAACGCCAATCGCCTGTATCTGATCACCAGTCAGCGTGATCTGTCAGCCACATTTGGCAATCCATTCTTCTACAAAACCACAGCAGGCACACCCATCAATGGTTACGAACTCAACGAATACGGTTTGTTGGCTGCGTTTTCTGCACTGGGTGTGACCAACCGTGCGTATGTACAGCGTGTGGATATTGATCTCACAGAACTCACAGCCACATTGGTTCGCCCCACTGGTGATCCTGACAATGGTACATATTGGTTGAACACTGCTGTAACACAGTGGGGTATCTTTCAATGGAATCAAACCACTGGTGCATTCACTAGCACAATACCCAGCGTGATCACCAGCACTGCTGAACTCAGCAATGGTATACCACTGCAAGATTACGGTGCCATCGGAGACTACGCTGTGGTGGCCACCAACACAGCCAATCCTGTGTACTACAAGAATGGTGCAGTAGCACCGGGTACCGCTGGCAATTCGGTCATTCTCAGTGGCTTGTTCAACACCTGGGTGCTGGTAGGCAGCGACGATTGGAAATTGAGTTGGCCTGCTGTGCAAGGTGCCAATGCAGTGACCACAGCACTCTCCGCGGGCAACACCATTGTGATCAATGGTACCAGTGTAGCAGTGCCTGCATCAACCAACAACACCATCCAAGGACTCAGCGGTGCCATCAACACTGCCAACATCACTGGTGTGTATTCTGCTGTGATTGACAACAAATTGTGCTTGTTTGCAGACAGCACAGCCACAGCCGATGGTTCTACCGCAGATGATGGTATTATCTTGATCAGTTCCACAGGATCAACATCGGGATTGCTCACCACTCTGGGTCTCACCGCAGATACCACTTACTACGCACCCGGGCTGCAACAAAGTCCTAGCTTTCAGAACCCACGTTGGAGAGCCACCGACATCACACCACGTCCCACAGGCAGTGTGTGGAACAAGACCACTGCACAAAATCTTGGTACTAAAATGATTGTGGAAAAATACAGCACACCATTGGGCTTGTTTGTGGCACAGTCTGCTCCGGTATATGAAAATGACTGGAGTGCCAATGCATCATTTGATGCCACAGGTGGTGGTAAGAATATCCCTGCGGGCACAACCTACACACAATACAATGTGAGTCCAGCAACCAGCAGCGTGGGCGCATATCCTTACAACAGTACCTTCACCCTGCAGTTGTTTGAACGCAATCCAGCAGGAGCAACCATAGTGACTGGTAGCACCAGCACACCGAGTTTCACCAATGGTGATCAGTTCACCGTCACCACAAGCACAGCAAATTCTACCACGTTGAGCTCAACAGTAACTGTGACAATCAGTGGAACTGATGCAGCAGCATTTGTCACTGCTGTGAGTTCTGCAGGCCTGCCCAATGTGGTTGCCACAGTGAGCAGCACCGGTGCCATTGTGCTCACACAAAGCATTGGTGGCGTGATCTTGTTGCAAGATGTTGGTAATGACACTGCGGTGAGTGATGCTGGGTTTACCACCAGTACCACAGGTTGCCGTAATGTATATGTGGACAATCAAGAAGAATATCTGCAACTCAGTGGATGGATTCCACTGGTTTACACAGCCAGTGCCACAGCACCCGATCAAGATCCTGTAGCTGGTACATACTGGTACTATTCTACCGCCAGCCAAGTGGACATCATGATCCAAGGCGGTTCAGGATGGGTGGGATATCAGAATGAAACCAACGACACACGTGGTTTTGATCTGTCGGATACCAATCCTACCGGACCGATTATTTCCACCACAGCACCTACCACACAGACCGATGACAGCCCTCTGGTTTATGGTGATCTCTGGATTGACACCAGTGATCTTGAAATCTACCCAGTGATCAAGCGTTGGCAACAAGTTGATGGCGTGAATCAATGGGTATTGATTGACAACACTGATCAACAGACATCAAATGGTATCTACTTTGCTGATGCTCGCTGGAGCACCACGGGTGCTGTGAATCCCATCACTGGAGATATACCCAGTATCACATCCTTGCTCACCAGCGATTACTTGGACGTTGATGCTCCTGACTACACTCTATATCCAGCAGGCATGTTGTTGTTCAACACACGTCGTTCGGGATTCAATGTGAAAAGTTTTGAGGTTGATTACTTCAACGCTGCTGACTTCAGCTATGACACCTGGAGCAGCAGCACTACCTATGCTGTGGGAGATCAGGTGCTGTACAACGCTGTGCTGTATGTGGCCATCCAGGCCGGCAGCAATCAGAATCCTGCCACACAAACCTCGTATTGGGATCCGCTGGAAACCAATTCCTGGGTCACTGCTTCTGGTAACAGAGCAGATGGTTCGCCAAACATGGGTCGTTTTGCTCAACGTGCCTTGGTCGTGGCCGCACTTAGATCTGGCATCAATACCAGTGTTACCGTGCGTGAAGAACAAGCAGTGTTCAATCTCGCAGCGTGTACTGCATATCCTGAACTGATACCTGATATGGTAGCACTCAGCAACGAACGCAATAACACTGTGTTCGTGGTAGGAGATACTCCCATGCGTCTAGGACCAAATGGCAATGACATTGTGGCCTGGGCCACAAACAATGGCGGAACAGGCGCCGGAACAGGAATATTTGCAGGTGATGGACTCACAACCAGTTCAGCATATGCTGCTGTGTTTTACCCCAGTTGCCGGACCACAGATCTCGGCGGTAGTCTAGTGGTCACAGCACCAAGTCACATGATGGTTCGCACCATAATCCGCAGTGATTCAGTAAGTTACCCATGGTTGGCGCCGGCCGGTACTCGCCGCGGTGTGATTGACAATGCCACAAACATTGGATATATCAATTCCACCACAGGTGAGTTTGTCACCATTGGTAACAATCAAGGCTTGCGTGATGTTGAATATTTGAATAAGATCAATCCAATCACATTTATTCCAGGGGTTGGCATTACTAACTTTGGCAACAAAACTATCTATGGCCAAACATCTGCGCTGGATCGTATCAATGTGGCACGATTGGTTGCGTTCATGCGCGGCAGATTGGAAGAAATTGGCAAGCAATATCTGTTTGAACCCAATGATCAGATCACTCGCAACGAAATCAGCAATGCTGTGAATGGGCTGTGTATCGATCTTGTGGCCAAGCGTGGTATCTATGACTTCTTGGTAGTGTGGGAT